TCTACAGCGTCTTCTAAGAAAATAGATTTAGCTACAGTCACACCGTCTTTGGTAACGGTTATTCCGTGAGTGTGTTCTGGAGACTCAATTAAAACAGTTTTACCTAATGGACCTAAAGTACTTTTAACAGCATTAGTAATTGCATTAATTCCTTTTTTTAATTTATCTCGACCCTCTTGGTCAAACACAAGATCCTTTGGACTGTAACTCATAATGTATTTTATTTAATTAAATTATAAGTCAAAAGTATGAAAAATTTATTATAATAAACTAAGTTGAGGTAATTTTAAAAATGTTGGTTTTAAGTTTCCCTATATATATATAGAGTAAATACTTATTTATATTTTTCTTTCCGTGAAAAAGAAGAGAAAAAATCAACATAATCGACATAAAGCTGATTACCAGTACTTTAGACAACATATCGTTAACATAGTTATGTTGATAATCAACATAAATAGACAAAATTGAATAAAAAAAAGAGGCTTGACTAATTGCCTAACCTCTTTTTACACAAATTAACTATGGGAAGAAAGTTATCTGTATGTATTAAAAAAATTCTTTCTTTGCTCTGCTAACTCAATTGCGTCTGCCATCATTCCTACTTTTTTAGATCTATATTGTGAGTTCTTTAAAGAAACCATTTTACTAAGTCCTGTCTCATAATAATTAAAATCTCCAGACAACTCGTGTCTGTTTCTATTTGATAAGTATTCCTGCATCACAGGTCTGTTAGGTATTTTCTTTGCTCCTTTGATTTTCATAATGTTACGTTTAGACTGCTAAGATAATAAAAAAATATTAGACGCTTAGAGGTGTTAGGTAATATATGATATACGCAACACGACACCAAAAGGAAAACGATTTTTAAAAACAACCCCCCCTCTTCATTTCAAAAATTTGCCTCAGATTTTTTTAGCTTTTCCATAGGGACACCACCACCACCACCACACCCGACCACACCACCACACCACCCGACCACCTCGCCCCGTTTCCCGTTGTTCTTGTTTCTTCGTTCTTTATTCTTTCCCCTTTTTTATTTTGTCACAGACACAAAACAAAAGGGTTAACCATTCCCCAAAAACAAAAAGGAATTAATAAATAATATCTTTTAGGCTGGAGCTAACCAGCTGACAAACAAAAGAAAACATAAAATTTGCCCGTGTGCCATCACTACAAACAAAAAAAATACCCTTGTAAGTCATTGATTTACAGTAACTTATAAAATACTTTTAAAAAACTTTAAAAATAATTAGGATAATACTTTTATTTTACTTTATATTTGTAATGTCAATAAGGCACAAAATTTTAATTTATTATTATGAATTTTTTAAACCTAAATCAACAAAAAAAATACCTACCCAATTTCACGGGTATAAAAGTACACGAGGCGAAAATAATTTATAGTGAACACGGAAACCACGAAATAGAATATAAATATTTTAAATGTCCGTCAAGTTATTTTTACAATAAAGAAGATGAATTTAAAACCTATTTAGGTGGAACTTCTTTCACTACAATAAAAAAAGCAAAACAATTTATAAAAACAGTAAATAAAAAATAATTATGAGAACAATTTTAAACAAAAAGCAAAAGCAAGATTTTTTAAATGAGAATTGGAAATTTGAAACGTTAACTTTTAAATGGTCAAGGTCTGGAGTTTGTCGCATCTATGACAAGCGAAACAATAAAACCGAATTTGTTGCAGGTGGTGGAGGATATGACAAAAAAGGGTCTGTTCTAGGTGCATTTATTAACACTTATTTTAATAATGAATTAACAAAACTAACTGCCGATAATGGTGGGAAAGCTTTCCATATTAGACAGGGTTTTTATGGCTTGACACACTACAACCCAAAAGCAAAAAGTCAAAGCAGAAGATACTTAAAAAGAGCAACAGAGAACACGAAAACTTATGTAGATGGTGCCTGTGGTTTTAGTTGTATGACTCAAATTTTAGCTAAAATCGGCTTTAAATTAGATTTCATCAGAGAAACAAATAACGAAATAATATATAAACTTTATATAAAATAATTATGGCAAAATTAAGTAAAATTATATCTCAGCTAGAAAATCATATTGAGGATATAAAAGAAGAAATTTACAACAGAGAAGAACAAGCAGACAACCAGAGAGATAAATCTGAAGCTTGGGAAGATAGCGACAAAGGGAGTGATTATATTTCCAAAACTGAGGCACTTGATGAATTAACAGATTTATTATTTGAGGCACAAGACAAAGCACAAAGAATTAAAGAGGGAGATTTTTATTAACTAATAAATATAATTATGACAAAATTAAAAACGGGTATTTATACCCATATTAGAAAGGGAAACGTAAAAGTTTACACGGCGAAAGAATATAAAAAACTTTCGATATTTAAAAAATTATTAATCAAATTTAATCTTTAAAACTATGAGAAATTATTTAAAAGAAATAAAAGATTTTCAAATTTATGTTTGGGAGTTTTACAACAAAAAAAATGGAATTTATCCCATTGCTGATAATTTTGAAATTCAAGATGCAGTAATGAAGTATATTGAATCAAAACCATTAACAGAAATAGAATTTGACTCTTACGACAGAGAAAAAGTCAGAGAAATTTTACAACCAACTTACAAAATTATATAACTATGGAACAAATAAAAGAAATTTATCAGGAATTACAAGTTAAGATCCCGACAAGAGAACAAGAGGCGAAAAAGTTAATTTTAGTCATTGAAAAAATACTAACATTATTTTTAAGAGTATTGACAACGGGGTTATTTCTTATGGCAGTTACGGGAATTCTATTTTTTATAATAGGAATGATTACGGGAAATATTGACACATCAAACGCAAATTTTGGAATTTATCAAACTATATAATTATGACATACTCAAAACACAATAAAACAGGATTAACAAAGGCTATGAAGTCAGCGTTAAAAGAAATAGTAGGCGAAAAGTTAACTTATTATACAAGTCAGGGATTAGGATTTGACCCTAACGCAACTTTTTATGTAAGTGCTTCGCATATTATGAACGAACAAACACAGAGATTTAACAGAGAATTAGGAATCCACACCAACACAGGATTAAACCAATTTTATAAAACTATATAATTATGAGTTACTTACAATTACCTAAAAGAGTTTTTAATAGTCCGTTAATAAAATATACAAATTTTAAAGATGAAACATTTGTAAATCTTATAAGATTAATAAAACCATACGCAAACGGAGACAGTTATGCAGTTTATGAAACAACAACAAATCCGTTTTGTTCTAATGGATTATTTAAAACAATAGAAGAAGCAGAGAAAAAATATAATTTAATAGTTAAAAACGGAAGCAAAAATAATCCTGTAATAAAACAAGGAGAAATACTAAAAAATAAATTATGAGAACAACACACGGCAAAGAATACCACGAATGGAACAACTCGCAAGATGATTTTTTAAAATTAAAAGTTATCTCAATAAGATATTACGAAACACGCAGAGGCACGGGCTACCAGTGTAAAACCAACAAAAAAAATGTTGAGATTTGGAACGATGGAAATGGTGGTGGAACTTATATTGCTCCACACCACCCATATACAAAACCATACAATCATATGACAGAAGAGGAGATGGAAAATTTGATTGATAAATATGAAGAAATGGACAACAGGTTTATTGAATTCAAATAAAATAAACAACAAATAACTTGCACACTAATTAAAAACAACTTATATTGTAGCAAATTAAAAACTATGGCAGTAAACGAAATCACATTTTTAAGGCGAATGATTTACACTTATAAAAACCCACAGAATGAGAGGGATTTTTACAAAGCAAGAAAACATTTAAACAAAGTACACAGGCAGTACGGAACAATAGATATATCAACAATTCAAAATTTAATAAAATGAAACTACAAGAATTTAACGAAATGATGAAAGAATCATTAGGAGACAGAGTAATAAATATACCATCAACAGAAACAGAATATTTTGCTCACAAGTGCAATGTGTCTGGAGATGGAATGAATGATGGGTGGTGTTGGTATGATGGAGCTTTTTATACATCAACTTTAGAAATAACTTTAAAAGAATGTAGAAAAGACAGAGAAAATATACTTTATGATATTGATGAAGATACGGAACTACAAGATAAATCAGAATATAATGAATTTATAGAGGCATTAAAAAGAGCAAAATCAAATACCGAAACAGATGAAGACTTGCTTTTAATAGCTTATCAAACGGGATATTTATATTACACGGAATGGTATGAAGATGATTTTATGAACTATAAATTAATAGGCGACAAACTACTTCCAATAGGAGATGAAAAATCAACACAATGGGAATAAAATTAAAACAAGAATCATTTGATGATTTAAAACAAAGGCTTGTCCACTATTACGAGGTAGATTTAGGAAACTGTGAAATGTCACAGGATATGTGGATTGAGGAACTAACAAAATCAATGTTCTATATAAATTATAAAGAAAATTTTATAGAGCAACACGAAGCATACAAAAAAATGTGTAACGAATAAATAAAATAGATATGAAAAATAATAAAATATTAGTAAGCGATAGCAAGTTTCTGGAATGTGTAGATGAAATTGCAACACAAATTACGGAAATGAATTTTGGAGCAGACACTTGGGTGGAAGAATATGGACACGGAGTTTGGGAAGAAAAAAGCGTTCAGGTGTTTTCCGAAGAAGCACAAGACTTCTATAATGACACCTTTGATGAGATTGAAACATTAATTAACAACACACTAAATGTGTGGAATAAACAAACTATATAATATGAAACCACAAATTTTTAAAGTATCGCTTTACTATGGGGGCGAAATGCCAAACGAACAACGATATACACCAAGTATAGATGTTGCTAGGAAATGGGTAACAGAGGCAGAACACGGGACAATAGAAAACCAAAATAATATTTTAATACAATAAACTATGTATTTATCAGACAAGGATATAAAGAAAGTAAAAACCTCTCAATTAATAGGCGAAAGGAATTCAGCACTCGATCTTATTTATAAAATAAATATAGAGATAGAGTCAAGACACAAAACTAAATTAGAATGGTGGAGAAACTACGGAAAGTGTGTTTCTGTAAACAAACCAAATACAGATGACTTTGCGATAAGGTATGCAGATAATATTCAAAACGAAGAACTATGAAAATAAAAATACAACAAAGACAGGTCTATCATAAATTTGCTGAGATAGAAATAAAAATACCTAACGATGTCGATGAGTTTGACATTCAAGATTATGTCAACGACAACGAACATTTATGGATTGATGATATTGAAAATAAGTTAAATGAATCTGAGTTTGTTTATGGTAATGGATTAGATGACTATAAAGGAATGAATGAGTCTGGGTCAGAAACAGAATGGAGATATGAATGTGATGAATTAAAAACAGGTGGACACTTATGAAAGTAAAAGGAACTTATGTAGTTACTGATGACAGTTATGAATTAGAAATATACTACGAATATTATTGGAACGATGGAGATTTTGAAAACCCTCCAGAAAACGATATGGAAATTTTGGAAGTTAGTTTAAACGATATGGATATAACAGATTTTTATTGGGATTGGGTAGATGATGCCATACATACGCAGGTCTGGGAATACGCACAAGAAAATAAAAACAATTAAACAACAACTAGGTTTGGAAAAGCCACACGTTTAAGTACGGAGGCGAAACTTGCTGAATAGTAAAAAAGGTTCGATTCTTTTTCTAGTTGCTAATCAATAAATTAATAAATAAATAGAAATTATGGGAAGATATTACAACGGAGACATAGAAGGTAAATTTTGGTTTGCAGTACAATCAAGTAATGCAGGGGAAAGATTTGGAGCAATAGAAATTGAGCCATACCTTATTCAATACGAAGTCGATAGGGAGAGCTACAAAGAAATTGTGGAAGAATTAGCACACATTAAATCTACAAGTCAAATAGACAAAGTAGAAGCAATGTTTGAAATAGTAAGAGCTTATAATGATGACACTTTAAAGGAATATGGTGTAACTAAAAAAGACATAAGCGAATACGCAGATTATGAGATGGGAATGAAAATCAAAAATTGGTTTGACAATAACCCCGATGAAGAAATATTAACTTTTGAAGCAGAAATATGAAAACAATATTATTAATTATGGCACTTTTTTTATACGATTTTGAAGAACAAGGTTTTTTAGTAACGGCTACAATATACCACGCAACTCCAGAACAATGTAATGCAGATTATTTAACTACTGCTAGTGGAAAGAAAATAAACGAAGATAACCCACAGGGGCATAGGTGGGTGGCAGTAAGTAGGGACTTAGAGCAATTAGGTTTTAAGATGGGTGAAAAGATTCTTGTAGAAAACGCAGAAGAAATGAATGGAATCTGGACAATAGAAGATCGAATGAATAAGAGGTGGATCAGTAGAATAGACTTTTTAGTAAACAAATCTAAAAAGGGTGGGAAATGGACTAACGTAATAATAAGTTTAGTAGAATGAAAAAAATAATAAAACAGATTTTATTTGAAAAATTAAAATTAAAACCAAACTTTAATTTAATTAGAAAATTACAACAAAAATTAGATCAATTTAAATATGAAAAAAATAAAGAAAAAAATTAGGCAGTACAGAAGCAATCAAGGGCGAAGTCCTAAAAAAATGGAAGAGTCATACAAGGTTATGTTTATATCTATTGTAATGATAATTATAATAGTAATTACTTGTATATTAACTTTAAATTAATTACTTTTACAAACACAAATTAATTATAATCAAATGGGAAAATCAAGCGAAAAATTTATCGAAATCAGAGAGGAAGAGCAGGACAATAGACCTTTGCTACCTACACCAACAGAGTTTATTTGGAAGGAATACTTTACAATGTTGGGAACACAATATCAATATAATTATAAACACAAAAAAAAATAATGAAAAAAGGAATATTTAATATGTATGTTAAACTCATCTGTGATGGATTAGATTTAAGTGAAAACGAATTGTTTTCTTCATCAAGAAAAAGAGAGTTAGCAAAAGCGAGACAGATGCTTTATAATTTATGTTACCAAAGACCAATGACAATAAATCAAATTGTTTCACTTATGGACAACAAGGGTTATAGCACAACTTACGAAAATGTTAGACAAGGTGTACATATAGTACAAAACACTATTGACTTTGAAAAAGATAGAGATGTTACATCTTTTATTTCAAAATGTTTAGAAAAAGCAGAGCAATGTTGTTAAACCCTTTAGATAGTTTATATAAGGTCTGGGAAGAAGCTGATTTAGATTCTAAAAGCATAAAAATAAAAACCAAACATAATGACTCTATACTATTTAAAGGTATAAAGATCGTTAACTCTGCTGATGGAATAAAAATATACAACACAAAAAAAGGTAGCTTAAATTATAAGGAGATAGACTATGATGATTATATTTATTTTTTAGATAAGGGTTTTATCAATGGTGTATTCCATATATTAAAAAGAACTTACAAAGAACAAATTGACACTATTACAAAAAAAATACAGAACGAGGTAAATCAAAGAAATAATAAAAAACATTACGATTACCTAAAACAAAAGAGAGATAACATTATAAAAAAATACACACAAATTATTAAAAAAGAGAAATTATGACAAAAACTATGACTACATTCAAAGCATTAGCATCTATTAATGTTAAGGATAAGATTGAAAAAAAGGGAAGATTTGATTATTTGTCTTGGGCATATGCCTGGGCGATTATAAAAGACAAGTACCCAGATGCAAACAGAAAAGTATACGAATCAGACCATACAGGTTTAAACTACTTTACAGATGGAAACACTGCTTATGTAAAAGTTGGTGTAACTATTGGAGGAGTAGAACATATTGATTACTTGCCTATTATGAATCATCAGAACAGGTCTATAAAAGTAGAAAGTGTAACATCTTTTGATGTAAACAAGGCGATACAAAGGTCTATGGTAAAAGCTATAGGAATGCACGGATTAGGTTTATCATTATGGGCAGGAGAAGACTTAGTTGATGTTTCTGAAGAAAAACCACCTGTAAAGAAAAGTGAAAAGCCTTCTTTAAAAAAGACTCATAAAAATTGGGCAGACTGTGTTTCTTACATAAAAAGCAACAAGACAGTTCCTTTTGCTCAACTTATAAAAAATCTAGAAGATAGATTTACGATACCTGCATCTAATAAGAAAGAATTAAATTCTTACTATGCTAACTAAAAAAGAGATATTAGATAAATTACAGAACGATGAAGAATATTATGGAGAGTTTGGCAAACAATATATGTCAAACTCTGACATATGGACTTTATTAAAAGAGCCACACAAATACGGGAAAGGAAAAGAAGAAACTGTACCAATGGTTGCAGGTAGATATTTTCACGTTTCAATATTAGAGCCAGAAAAAGTAGGAATGTTTAATATTATAGACTCATCAACTAGGTCTACAAAATTATATAAAGAAGCTTCGGCTGAAGAAGGTAAAATTCTATTACTTAAAAAAGAGCAAGATCATTTGGATTTTTTAATAAACAAAGTGAAATCAAACTTTAGGTTTTATTCTGATATATTTAATCCATTAAATAAATATGAAGTACCAGGAATTACTGAACTTTTTGGATTGAAATGGAAGGGCAAAGCAGATATTATAACACCTGATATTTTAATTGATATAAAAACAACATCAAACATAGATAAATTTAAGTGGAGTTCTCGTGACTATAATTACGATAGTCAAGCCTACATATATCAACAGATATTTGGTAAGCCTGTAATTTTCTATGTAGTTTGCAAGGTTTCTGGAAGATTAGGTATTTTTACTCCTACTGAAGAGTTTTTAATTGGTGGGAGAACTAAAGTTCAAAAAGCTATTGAAATTTACAACAACTTTTTTACAGAAAATGCAGAGATGGAAATATCTCAACATATAACTATACAGGATTTATAAAAAAGGAGTCAGATGTGCTTCTCCTACTAAGCACTCAAAATTAATACTTTATATTATGTCACAAGACAAAATTTTTGCAGACGGATTTCTTTTCAAAAGAAGAGAAAACGCACCAGAGTTCGTAATCGGTAACATCAGCGTAAAAGTTGAAGAAGCTATTACATTTTTAAAAGCTAATCATAAAAATGGTTGGGTAAATTTAAATGTACTTACGGCAAAATCAGGGAAACCTTATGTTGAATTAGATACTTTTGTACCTAAAAAACAAGAGGATCAGCCTGTTGCAAAGGAAGAGAAAACTGCAGATTTACCTTTTTAATTTAAGGTATACTATTAAGTATAGGGGAGGCAACTCCCCTTTTCTTTTGCCTTATCTATGTTAGAAATGTTAATTTTTTCCCTTAGATGTGGCAAATAAAAAAATATAATTAAAAAAACTATATATATATATATAGGATCACAAAATCAACATAATGGAAGAAAGTAAAATAACAATATTTAGAAATATTAAGGACACCTCGACTCCTTTTTATAGAGAATTGAACTCTATCCTGGATAGGATAAAAGATGGTAAATCTAAAGAACTTATAAAGCAAATAAGAAAAGAAAAAGATAAAAATGTAAGACAAGAGCTTAAAAAAAACTTACCTGCTATTTGCTTTTCAGGAACATTTAAAAAAAGAGCAGATGATTCAATATTAGAGCATAGTGGTTTTATATGCTTAGATTTTGATGGTTACAATACAAAAAAAGATATGATTTCTGAAAAAGAAAGATTATCTAAAGATAGATATGTATATTCTGTTTTTGTTTCACCTAGTGGTAATGGTTTAAAAGCATTAGTGAAAATACCTAAAGAACCTGAAAATCATAAACTATATTTTTTATCTCTAGAAAAATATTTTAAGTCAGATTACTTTGACAAAACATCTAAAAACATATCACGAGTTTGTTACGAGTCTTACGACCCTCTTCTTTATTTAAATGAAAACTCTCAGTATTGGAAAAAAATTGAGGAACAAGAATATAAACCTGTAGACAAATACACTGCAAGACCTACAATACCTGTCACAGATGAAAATAAAATTGTAGATATACTTATGAAATGGTGGGATAAAAAGTATGGATTAAAAAGTGGAGAACGAAACAATAACGTTTATGTACTTGCGGCCGCTTTTAACGACTATGGAGTCAATAAATCATTAGCTGAATACATTATGTCATCTTTTGAATCAAGTGACTTCTCAGCCTCTGAAATTAAGACCACAATAAACTCTGCATACTTACACACTCAAAACTTCGGATCTAAATATTATGAAGATGAGGATAAGGTAAATCAAGTAAGAATGAAACTCAAACGTGGAGTATCAAAAAAAGAAATTCGTCTTCAGTTATCTGAATCAAATATTGAAGATGCGGTTATTGACTCTGTGATTCACACAATCGAGGAAGATGAAACTGATAAAAGATTTTGGACTAAGAACGAAAAAGGTGTAATAAATATAATACACTATCTTTTTAGACAATTCCTAGAGGATAATGGTTTTTATAAGTATGCTCCAGAAGGCAGTAAAAACTTTATTTTTGTAAGAGTAACTAATAATTTAATAGACCACACAAACGAAGAAGAGATAAAAGATTTTGTTTTGGGATATTTAGAGGTATTAGATGATATGTCTGTATATAATTATTTTGCAGACAAGACAAGATTTTTTAGAGAAGAATTTTTATCTCTGCTTGGAACAGTAGATGTTTATTTTATAGAAGATGACAAAAATACTGCCTACTTATATTACAGAAACTGTGCAGTAAAAGTTCAAAAAGACAGCAAGACTGCTATTGATTATTTAGATTTAGGTGGTTACGTTTGGAAAGACCAGGTTATAGATAGAGACTTTGATCTTTGTGATACATATGAATGTGATTACAAAACTTTCATCAGTAATATTGCAGGAGGCGATAAACTAACTGTAAGATCTATGGAAAGTACTATAGGTTATTTGTTACACGCATATAAGAATTTTTCATATTGTCCTGCTGTCATTTTAAACGATGAGGTTATCTCTGAGAATCCTGAAGGTGGAACGGGTAAAGGTTTGTTTATGAATGCCATAAACCAAATGAAAAAATTAGTTGTAATTGATGGTAAAGCTTTTAATTTTGAGAAATCATTTGCATATCAATTAGTATCTGCTGACACACAAGTATTGTGTTTTGATGATGTGAAAAAACATTTTGACTTTGAAAGATTATTTAGTGTGGTTACGGAAGGATTAACACTTGAAAAGAAAAATAAAGATGCAATTAAAATACCATTTAATAAATCTCCAAAGGTTGCAATAACAACAAACTACGCAATAAAAGGTAAGGGTAATTCATTTGAGAGAAGAAAATGGGAGTTAGAATTTAAACAATTCTATACAAAAGATTTTACACCATTAGTGGAATTCGGTAAACTTTTATTCTCAGAATGGTCTCAAGAAGAATGGTGTATATTTGATAACTATATGGTAGAAAATTTAATGTTCTATCTTAAAAACGGATTATTAAAATCTGAGTTTAAAAACTTATCAATAAGAAAACTATCAGCAGAAACTTGTCACGAGTTTATAGAATGGTGTGGGTTGATTGATGGAATTGCAAAACACGATTCCTTGAAATTTGATCAAAAAATTTACAAAAATGAATTATATTTAGAATTCATTCAAGACAATCCTGATTATGCTCCAAAAGCTAAAATGACAATATCCAGGACTGCGTTTTATAAATGGTTAAAAGCTTATGCTATTTTTATAACAGGTATAGAACCAATTGAAGACAGAGATATGAACGGAAAATGGATGATAATATATACTGATAAAAATATAAAAGTAAAACCTACAGATGAGTTGGAGTTCTGATTTTAAATGGTGTATTGATAACGATTGGCAAGTTTATATAAAACCAATAGATATAATACACTATAAAATAGCAATTAGAAAAGGAGGAATATCAACAAATGGAAAGGATAAATTTTATGATTCAAAAAAAAACATTACTTTATATAGTAAAGAACACTTAGGTAAAATAGAATATAAATCACAGAAAAAAGCAATGGAGAAATTGCCAGAAGTCTACAAATACCTGCGAGAAAACTATGGATAAATATGATCCTTTCGAGGGTGTTTTTGATGAGTATGATGATGAGGAATTGCACTGGGCTATGTTAAATTCTTACGATGTTATTGTAAATGACATAAAAATTGAAGACATAGTAATTACAGACATAGAGTTCTTTATTCACGATATAAGTAAAAAAGTAAAAAGATCATCTATAGATATTTTAATAGCATATTTTGAGGAAACAGAGGAATATGAAAGATGCGCCGTATTATTAAAAATAAAAAAACAACTCAATGATTAGTGAAATTCATAAAAAAGAAATTGCAATAATAAATTTTCTAAATGAAATATTTGGTTGGGAATTATCACATACAGGTATGGACTATGAACATTATGATGCCATAGGTTATACCAAAAAAAGAAACGGTTGCATAATGGAAATGAAATTTAGAACAAAACATTATGAAGATATGATGTTGGAGAAAAAAAAATATGAAAGGCTTATGCAAAGCTCGTTTCTAAAATATGAGCATAAGTTTTATTTAGTACAAGATCCAACAGGAATTTATATTTTTTGGCTAAACGAAATAGACATAAACGTATTATCTACAGAAGATATGAGTTGTCCTCCAACAACATATTTTACTGAATCTCCAAAAATAAATAAGGAGGTTTATTTATTGCCAAAACAATGGGCCTCAGTAAAAATTTTAAATTATGGAATTTAGAAAGTATCAATCTAATATTATAAATAAAGCATTAGAAATAATAAATGAAAAAAAATTTATATACTTATCTATGGAGGTTAGAACAGGAAAAACTCTTACTTCATTAGGAATCCTGGATAAGATAAAAAATATAAATAAAGTATTATTTATTACAAAGAAAAAAGCAATTACTAGTATTTACAAAGATTTTGAAATGCTAAAACCTTACTACGAACTGCTTGTAATAAACTACGAATCCCTTCATAAGATAGACCAACGTGGTTGGAGTGCAATAATTTGTGATGAGTCACACAGTATGGGTGCGTTCCCTAAACCAAGTAAAAGAGCAAAACAAGTAAAGGAGTTAATAATAAAAAATGATCCTTATGTTATATTTTTATCTGGAACTCCTACTCCAGAATCATTTAGTCAAATGTACCATCAGGTTTATGGATTAATAAAAAGTCCATTTAGTAAATACACAAACTTTTATAAGTTTGCTAAAGATTATGTTGTTCCTAAAACAAAAAGAATAGGTGGGTTTATAGTAAATGATTACTCAACAGGAAAACAAAGCATCCTGGATCAAATGAAACCATACACAATTTCTTATACACAAAGAGAAGCAGGTTTTAAATCAAAGATAAACGAAGACATTATTTATGTTAATGCTCCTGATATGATTATGAATCTTTGCAGTAAATTAAAAAAAGATTTAGTTATTGAGGGTAAGGAAGATGTTATTCTTGCTGACACTGGAGTAAAGCTAATGCAAAAACTACACCAAATGTATAGTGGAACTGTTAAGTTTGAAAGTGGTAAGTCTATGGTGTTAGATACTTTTAAAGCTAAATTTATTTATGACAACTTCTGTTCTCAAAAAATAGGAATATTTTATAAGTTTAAAGAGGAGCTTAATGCTATAAAAAAAATATATGGTAAAAATATATGTACTGATTTAGAAACATTTAATACCACGAATAAATCTATAGCTTTGCAAATTGTGTCAGGAAGAGAAGGTATAAGTTTGAGAAAAGCAGACATACTTTTATATTACAATATAGATTTTAGTGCCACCAGTTATTGGCAATCAAGAGACAGAATGACAACTAAAAATAGACTAGAGAATAAAGTGGTTTGGGTTTTTACAAAAGGAGGAATCGAACCAGATATTTATAAATCGGTAAGTAAAAAAAAGGATTATACTTTAAAACATTTTAAAAGAGATTTGTTAAGTTTGTAATATGAGGTTTGTAAAGTTTTTATTTATTTGGATAAGTCAGAACTTAGCAATACCATTTTGGGTAGTCGGACACATACATTTATCAATACATAATTTTCACGACTTCATAGAAATTATATCATCATTAAGTATGAATTTAATCGTAGCTATTGGATTTATGTATGATTATGATCAGCAAAAAACAAATGACAGAACAACAAATACAGGCAAAAAGAATTAAAGAGTTGGAAGCTGATGGATATTATGTTATCAAGCTTATAAAAACTAATAAAAATGGTATACCTGATCTTGTAGCTATACCACCAGACTGTAAAGTTTTGTTTTCTGAAATAAAAAAACCTAATGGGGTTTTATCTGCAATACAAAAATATAGATTAAGTGAGTTAAAAAAACACGGAGTAATAACTGAAATATATAAAGGATGAAATATACTAAACTAGACTATAATCTTTTTATAGGACACTATGTTGTTCCTGAAGCTAAAGACAAAAAAACAAATATTGATGATATAAAAAACATAATACAAGAAGAAAGTGGTTTAGACAATATATTAAAAAACACTAGAAAAAGAAATTATGTTGATGCTAGAAGAATATATTATCACATTTTAAGAAACTATCATTATTTAAGTTTAGATAAAATAGGAAAATTAGCAGGCAATAGAAACCACGCAACAGTACTACACGGATTAAGAAATGTTGATTTTTTAATAAAATCTGATCCAGACGTGTCTAATTTATTTAATCGTGTGAGTGATAGGGTTTTAAATTTAAAGTCAGAAAAACAATTGTTATTAGAAAAAATAGATAGCTTAGAAAAAGAGTTATTAACATTAAAAAAAGAAAGAAATGGAATACACATTTAAAGATTTAGAAAAAATTATTGAGTTCAGTTCTTGGACTAATAGTAGAAAAATTGATGAGCTTTTCAGAATAGATTGTTATATGTATACAAATTTAGGTAAAGATTCTACAAAAAAAGAGGTTGAAGAAACAAAAAGAAAGTCTAAAATAATTTACAAAGCTATTTCTAAAATAGATAAAAAAGTAGGACAAAGCCTTATTACTGCTCTTGACTAGTTAATAACTTTTTATTTAAAAAACTGTATTTTTTTGTAGATTGAAAGAACCTGTAAAAAATGCCAGTAAATAAAAACAGTCAGAACGCTATAAACTACATCAATATGTTGATGTCAAATATTAATGAGTTAACTGACGAAATTTACGAATCTCTTATGGATGAAGACACTGAGTCTTTAAATGCAAATATAAAAAACTTAATATCGTTACTAAGAGACACTCAAAAACTAACTGAGGATGAGTTCTAATGAACAAGTTAGAATATGCAAGCAGTGTAAAGTCTCTAAAGCAATAACAGAATTTAATAAAGACGGCAAATATTTTAGAACTGAATGTAAAAAATGTACTCTTGTTGTTAAAAAACAAAGGAGGCGAAACAAAAGAATTTGGCTAAGAGAATACAAAGAGAAACTTGCTTGTAGTGTTTGTGGATATTCAAAAAAAACAAACAAAAGTTTTCGCAGCCGAGCATTAGAATTTCACCATAAAAATAATGATAAAAGTTTTTCAGTCAGCAATGGTATCGCTCAAGGTAAAGGACTTGAAACTATTAAAAAAGAAATAGAAAAATGTATTGTTGTTTGTTCCAGGTGTCACGCTGAGATTCATTCATCAAAATAAACTCCCTCCTGATTTTTTCTTACCACCTAATAATGGTCCACCACTAGATCTTCTCTTCTTAGTTTTCTTTTTCGGCTTTGTCTTTCTTTTTATAGGAATTCCTGAACCACCTTTACTTTTCTTTCCACTTTTCTTATAGGACTTTACATTATACTTAATAATAGAACCTGCTTCAGAAGGAAGAATACCTAGACTATATAGAAGGTAGGCTAAACCATTAAGATTCATTGCCCCTTTTAATGATGGATCAATTTCTCTTTCTTTACCATAATTATCCGTATAAGTTCCAGTAGATCCCATACCTATCATCTCAAATAACTCACCAGCAGTTCCAAATGGTATACCTAAAACACCTGCCTGCTCTATAAATGTTTTTTTATCTTTTGCAAAAAATTGAAAAGGATCATCTCCGTCACTTGCAGTTTTTATAACCTTATTAACCATCATTAAAGTTAAGTCATCTAATGGGGGTATAGGTGATAAAATATCTTTAACTACATTACCAGCTCTACCTTTTTTTCTATTTTCAAATGCTTTTTCTTTATCCTCCTCGTCATCATCACCTGTTAATCCTTGTGATACAGCAGCCAATCCTTGAGTAACAGCCAACCCTAATAAATTAAACACAGCCGTCTCTACTCCAAGACCAGCTAAAGAACGATACGCATTTCTTTTATCATCTTTTGTAGCTGTTTTACTAAGTGCTATATTAAAATCAGTATACATTCTTGTTTTTTGATTTAATAAAAAGTTGGCGAATGGAAAAAATATTTTACGAGCAACCTGTGATGTAGCATTTTTACTGTTAAATAAATCACCCTGCAAGTCTGTGTCAGAAACATTTTGTTGTCTTCCAACTTGTTGCTCTGCAAAAGCACCAGCTTGTTTATTTACCTTATGATTCGACCAGTCTATATTAGAAGGATCTATACCTTGTTTTTTTAAGTCATTCATATAGTATGCTATCCAGGAAGCTTGAGCCGCAAACCTATCTGGATTAACTAAAAACTTTTCTAAATAAAATTTATTAGCTTCTATTACTGCTCTTCCAAGTTTCTCTCTTCTTCCTTCAGCAGACTTATCTAGTTTTGTATTAGTACCTTCTAAGTTCGTTATAGACTGCAACCCACGATTAGCAATTTCATATCCAGAGTTTGCTAGCCATTTTTGAGCATCAGGATTAGATGTTATTAACTGAATACCCTTACCTACAGATCCAAGATCAAACATTAAATTTGTAGCTGTGTTTACTAATGGAGTTAACTGCTTTAAAAACTGTGTTGGTCCACCTAAAACTCTAGAAACACCAATTCCAGCTATCTGATTAAGCAACTTTACAGTCTCTTTATCTTGAATTTTTTGGCTTGCCCCTCTTTTAGAATTTACATAATTCTGAAACTTACTGAAAATAAGATTCCTATTATCTACATCAGGAATTAAACTTTTAAAAGCAGGATTCATATTTTTTGAAGTACCTAAAAAACCTTTCATTATTTGTATACTTTCTGCTGTTTCAAGATCAGTTAAAGCATCTTTTAAATTACTTATATTTGAAGAGTCGAAACCAAGGTTTACAACCCTTCCCGCTGGTAATTTTTTAGGTCTGACAATATCCATTAAAACACCTGATTCTTTATCGTAAATTTTCTGAGAAGTACCTTGGAATTGTGGGCTACCAATCTCTTGATCAACACTACTTACTTGGTCCTTTAATGAACTAAATGAGTCTGGAGTATAGTTTATGTCTTTACCTAAAACTTTGTTATATACATTTAACGATACGTTTTCTAATTCAGGTCTAACTTTTGACCACTCAGCAGTCATCCATTCAACAGCCTCTTTATTTATAGGATCAACTTTATCTTCAATGTCTTGTATACTATTAGACCCTGAAAGTATTTTATCAAAAGATTCTTTAATAAGTTGAGATTTTTTTGTTTCTCCTGAATCATTCAAAGTTGTAATAGTTTCTTCAATTAAATCTTTACGTCTTTTAAATTCATTTTTCTGCTCCTCTTTAGTTCCATCTACAGTTCTTCTCATAAAAGCAAATACACCTCTTTCAGTGTCATTAGCTGCTGTATTGAAATCTGTACCGTTGGGCTGTGTTTTTGTAGTACCTTTTATTGCATTCTTTCTACTAGTTGGCTTTATAAACTTGTCTACATAAGCTTCTGCAATATCGTTAGATAGTTTTTCAGCTTTTGCTACTCCATTTCTAAATCCATCAAAACCAGATAGCTTATTAAAAATTCTAGCTGTAGATGTTCCTTTAAATAAATTTTCAATTATTCTAGGAGTTGCACCTAGTTTTTTATACCAAAAATCAGCAACTTTTTCAGAACCAAAAAGTTTTAATTTTCTGGCTGGCTTTAATTTCTTATTAGCTTCAATAACGTTCTTCATCCCTTCATTACGTTTAGTTGTAGCTACTACACCACCAGTCCCTTGATTGACAATAAAATTAACCATAGCATCTAAAGCTTCTAGCTTTTCTTTAGCTGTAGTCATTAGGTCAATATCAACTTCCATAAAGTCTTTTATAACTTTTTGATCAGCCTTACTTATAACTAAAGGTTCACCACTAATAGGATCAATTCTATTTTTTATTATATCATTAATAGCTCCCTTATATGCTTCAAATGCTCTTTTAACACCTTTAGTTATTACATCGTCTTTATCATTAGCCATTTGCTCATTAGCTTCGGTTAACTTTTCTGAGTCTGATTTTTCTAAAATAGATCTCATCTCATCAATAGTAAACTCACTAGAGTCAAGCCCTGTTAAATCACTAAACGCCTGTGCTTCTGCCTTTCTTATAAGATCAACCTCGTTCTTTAATACTTTAGAGGTATAATTGTCTAATCCTTTTATGTCTATAGTTCCAGCAAAAATTAAATTACCTTCTTTATCTGTCTTGGTTTTAGTCAAACCATTAACAACTTTCTGTGCATTTTCTAAATATAAATCTAAGTCCTCAACTAAGTTAGGATCTATCTTATTAAATTGCTTTGCAGCTATAGCAACCTCTGCATCTAATGAATCGCTTTTTAAAAGCCTTTTTATTTTTTTATTAAAATTCTTAGCATCGTCAAACTTCTGAGCATTAACAGCATCAATGTTTACCTTGGTTATATATTCAAGTACTTGATTTACTAATCGTGGATTATTGAGATTTACACCAGAAATCTTTTTAATTAAAGACTTTGCTTTTTTTGTTGATATAATTTTTGATTCTAGTAAATCCTGGATAGCATCTGAAAGTTGTTTTCTTCTAGTGGTCTGATCTTTTTTAGACTCTCTGTATGCTTTGTTCCAGCTTCTCCAAAACTTTTTTCTGTTTACATTCTCGCCCTCTTGTTTTGTTTTATCTGAAGACGTTTTCTTTTTACCTAATATTTTATCTAGAGAAGGACCTTTCTTCTTTCCAAAGACACCAGGTTCAGAAGCTTCTTTCTGTAATACATCTTTACTTTTCTTTTGAGTCTCACTAATAGGCTCTCTGTTGGGGTCAATATTATTTACAGTTCTAATATTTACTGGTGTTGGTTTTAAACCTGTTAACTGTTCAAACTTAGCCTCTAAATCTTTTTCAACCTGAGAAACACCTGATTCAATGTCTAATTTACCAGTAGGGTTAGCAGTTATAAAATCTATAACATCCTGTATGTATTGACTTTCGTTTTCAGTAGTATACCCATCTAACTCTTGAACTCTTGTATCTAAATCAGACGATGGGTTTTGTCCAAATTTATTTTTGTTTTTAAACCAAAACCTTTTCATTGCTGAAGTAATGTTATTTCTGTCACCATACTTAACATAATCTGCTTCAGTAATTTTTCCTATCTTTCCTTTTATATCTAAAGGGTCTACTAATCTTTCCTTCTCTTCTTTTGTTTTAGACTTTCTCTTTTTTCTTTCAGCGTCAAGTGTTTCAGCAACCTCCTTTACATTGTTAGATTTATCAGCAACAGCTTCAGAATATTGCTCTTCAGTTAAATTGGTATCACCTTCTAGGTCTAACTTATCTCCAGCATTAACATCAATAACATTTTCTAATATCATTTTATTAGCCTTAGCCTGACTAGATTTATTTACTGGCTTATCTGTATTTTCTTTTAAAGCCACTGGATTAGCAGTACCATCAGCGTTCATTTGAACCTGAATCTTAGTTCCAGGAACTACAAACCTACGAGACTCTTGATCTATCTTTTCGTCTCTTTTTTTATTTAACTCATCAGATTTTACTTGTTGTTCTGGAGTTAGCGTTTTCTCATCAGTGACGGTAGTTTGACGTGTGTCTCCTTTTCCCACTCCTTGCAATTCCACTTTATCGGTTTCCCCTGTTTCTTTGCTTCCGCCATCATCTGATAGCACTTGCTCCTCTGTTTTTGACTCTTGAATGGCATCTTGTTTTTCTTTTATTAGTTTATCTTGTTCTTTTAAAATATTCTCTTCAGACTCTATAATAGCAGGTAGGTTTGCTTTTAACCTTACCTCATTCTCTGCTTTTAAAGAAGCTAAAGCATCATCTTTAGTTACGTTAACATCTGTAGTTGTTTCTCCTCCAGAAGCTTCTATAGCTTGAGCAGTATCTTCTGCTTTTAAAATTTCTATTTGTTTGTCAACATCTTCAATCTTTTTATCTATATCTTCTTTTAATGGACCTTCTAAATTACTTCGTTGATCCATCAACTTTCTTCTTTGATTTAAAAGAGCAGCAGCTTCTTCTTGATTACCACTCATAACAACCGAACCTTGTGTTTGGTTTAGAGCAGTTTGCATACTGTATATTTCCTGGTAAACTGACTTAGCATCAGCTACAGACATTTGACCAGAGTTAACCAAGTTCGCAATATCTTTTTCTATATTACTACTTAATGATGCAGCTCTTATTAAGTCCTTTCTTTTGTTGTTAGATAAAAGTCTTTTAGATCCTACACCAGTTGTAGCAAGAACAGTTAGTATAGCTGTCTCAACAATATCTCTGTTTGATGTAGATTCATTTAAAATTTGTTTACCTACAGAATCATTAGCTAATCCATTTAATATATTACCTGTAAAAAGCACTGGCAACTCTTCTATAAAAAGTTCTTTACCGTTTTCTTTAACCAGGTCTTTTACTTTATCCTGAAACACTTTACTGCTAACAACTGTTTTAGGTTTTAAAGCTAAGTCTTTTAGTATTTTTGGAAAGCTCTTTGTAGCTTCAAGTAGTTTTGTGTTTCCACCTGCTAGTCCTGAAAATATTCCATCTAAGCTAGCTCTACCATTACCATACATTATGGCTCTAGACATAGCCTCTTCTTCAGGAACTCCAGCTTCCATAAGCTGGCTTTTAATATCATTAACTTCTCCAGCAACAGTAGACATATATGAAACAGAACCCATACCTATACCTCCAGGAACAGTGGTTTTTAAACCAGTTTTTTTAAGTCCTTTTTGAATAGCTTTTGTCGCCCATTTTCCACCTTTTATTAGCCCTACTAAATTAACTAAAGTACCTACTGTACCTTGAGTAATTGATCCTGCTGACCACTCATACTCGTAGTTAGGAACTTTTTTTGCTAATTCATTTACTTCTTTAACCTCGTCATTAGTTAAGATACCACCCATTGAAACCATTGTATTTATATCTACAATATCTCCTTCTGGAGTAACACCTACTTGCAAAGGTTTTCCTTTCCAATTAATAGTAACGGGCTTTAATTTTTCTACAGTTCTTCTTTCAATAGTAGAGGTATCTAACGCACCATCAACAGTTCCTACTTCATTAGAAAGCATAGAGTCTAAACTTTCATTCAAAGCTCTTAAACCTTCCATTTCAAAACCAGCTAAATTACCTCCTTGTTCTACCCAAGATGGTATAGCTGCAAAAATACCACCAATAAATTTTATTGCAGAGTCTGCTGCAGGTAATAAAACTGCATCTCCAAACCCTCCAGAAACATCTCCGTTTCTCTGGTCTATTATATATTGCTCTCTTCTATTTTTCTTAGCATCTTCAGATCCTTCAAGAGCAGGAAATAAACTTATAATATTATACTGTCTTGATATGTTTTTAATTTGTTGAGCTTTTAATTTAGACTGAGTATTTAGTAGCTGTCTTCTTGTTTCCTGGTTAGTTTCAAACAATAATTTATTCTCAATAACAGATAAGTCATTCTCTATTTCATCACCCATACTATTAACGTATGCAGATAATTTTTTAAAATTTCTTTTATCGTTTAGGTAGTCATTGTCAGAATCTGAGTTTATTAAATCTTGTACTTGTTGGTATACAAAACCATCTTCCTTTGTGTTTTCTGATTCCCAAGCTTGATAATCAGAAACATCAATATCCATTTTAGATAACAGTTCTGGATTTACAGTTTTAGCTTCTTCTATTTCATTATACTCCTCTGGAGACATTATGAGTTTTTGAAACCAATTTAAATTCTCGTCTTTAACTTTTGGAGTAGTTCCAATAACACCCTTTGGTATTGTTCTATTACCAACTATTTTACCGTCTTCAGTAAAAGATAAGTTAGTATTGTTTTTAGATTTTTGGAATTTTTTTAATAAGTCAACTCTATTAGCTGATGCTATTTTTTCTGTATCTTCAACACCTTCAACAAGTTTAGAAAAATCTGTAGGCTTGTTTTTTTTACTATACAACTCTTGAGCAGCAATAACAATGGGATCTTTTTCTATATTTAGACCTTCAATTTCTAAAGGTTTAAACCTTTCATCCACTCTTATACCATAAGGATTATCGGCTGCAGCTTTGTTTAGCTTTTCAGCTTTCTCCAGTCTTTCAATCTCTTCGTAAAAAGTTTGTTGTTCTTGAGCAGATAGTTGTGAGAAAGGGGTTTCTCCAACCATAATAGAATTTAATTCTGTGTTATTATTTAACAGACCTCCAGATTCCAATAAGGTATCTGGTGTTTCTTGAATTGGTGTAGTGCCAACCATACTTGCCTCTTCCCCAGTAGAAACGACAGGCTGGTCTTTTTTTTTTACCTCATCACTAAAACCATATTGAGATGTAAATTCTTCAAAAGACTTGGTATAATCACCAACATCATTAAGTCCTTTATATAGTGGTTTAGATTTTTCAACACTACCATATTGCTCTACAAATTCTTCAAAAGACTTAGTATAATCTCCAGCCTCAAATAAAAGTTGATATATTTTTTCCATTAGTCAAATTTCCCTGGTTTTACTTCATTTCCTCCTACAGATCTTTTCTTTCTAGTTCCTGCTGCTCTTCCAGGTAAACCTGCTTTTGTTGCAGCGTCTAAGGCTGTAGTAATAGCTTGTTTTAATGTACTCTTTTCGTTTAAATCAAACTCTATTGAATCAACAACAGTGTCTCCATTCATTACATCTATTTTTGTACCGTTTGTTACAAAAGAAATATCTCCTCCTTGATTAGCACCTTGACCTTTTGCAAGCTCTGCAAATGCACTTTTAAGAGAATCTCCCATTTGATCTATTTCCCTAGTATTAGCACCATTCCAATCCCAATTTGCTTCAAGATCACTAAATCCTTCAGAATTCATTACAAACTCAACAGCAGATACTGCATCTTTACCTTCACCTATTGCACTATTTGCAGTAACTTCAGGAATCTCTGCAACCTCTACATTCTCTGTAGTCTCAAAAGCCATATTTCTGTCTCCTGCAGCATTAAAAGTACCTGTTGGTGAATAATTATTAGCTTTAATTGAACTATAGTTTTTTCTAGCCTCTGAAACAGAACTATTGTCGTCACGTCCTTTAAACAATTCGTACATCTTATCTTCGTACTCTGCTTTAGATATAGGAAGATACTTAGGTACATAACCTGCATCACCTTCTTTCAGTCCTTCTTGTTTATCTTCTTCCCATTTAGGGTTTTCAGTTTGTAAAGTAATTTTAAATTCTGCAAATTTTCCATCTCCTTTATCTACATTATATGTTTGAGAAACCACAGTGTCACCGTCTTTTATAGCTTCAGTTTCATTAAATTTAAACTTACTACTAATCATAAGGTTTTCTATTGCATTTTTAACATCATCAGATTTACCATCATAACTTCTAGTTATTTGTTTAAACAGATCTACACCTTTATTTTTTCTATCTCGAGATTTTACCTTACTATCTCTATAAGGATCAAACTGTTTTATAGCTACACCATCAACAACTTTAATACCTAGCTGCCCGTCAATAGTGGCTCTTACAATTCCTGATGCTGCTGCCTTGTGCTTGTCTGTTGTTTGAACAACAATACCATCACCCTCTACTTTTGATCCTATATATTTAGGAGCTTCAATATTTTCATATATTGGTTTTCCATTAGAGTCATATCCAGTTAGAACACTAACTGATACAGTTTCATTCATATCAATTTTTGTCCCGTCAACTATTCCGCTTGCAGTTTGACTAGGGTCTAATTGATAGAATTCACCACCATAATTATCGGTCAATGCGCTTGAAACCGCTCTGTTATTAGGTAATGTTTTTTTTATAAAAGTATCTTGGTATCTAGTAAAACTAGGATTACGTCTAATATTATCCTCCTTACTACTTCCCTTTATATATCCTGGATGATTTGTTGAAACTTGATAAGAAGCTATAACGTCCTTACCAAAAGCTTTTTCTACAGAACTAATTACATCTGTTTTTTGCCATCTTGAATTTTCTTTATTTAATAAAGCCATTACACTTGTTCCACTGATATTTTTATTTATCACTGGATTACCATCTGCATCTAGCACTCTTTTTTGAACACCAGTCTCTTTATCAAACACTGTTTCATAAACCTCAACAACACCCATACCATCTTCACCAGATCTTACTCTAGTATTGTTTAAGTCACCTATAATACTTTGGTATCTTTGAAAAGCAGCTTCGCCTGCTCCCGCAACTGGAGGAATAAAAACTCCTTTTTCATTAGTATAACCTTCTGCTCTTCTTATTGTTTCTTCTAATTCTTTTCCAGCAGCATCAGCTCTTCCTTTTACAGCTTGCCAAGTTTGTTTTTGATTGTTTTTAAATATATTGTAATCTCTTACAGCAAACTGCCCTCCTAAGCCAGAGGTTACTATTTCTTGCTTGTCATAAGAGTCTTGTATAAATCCATCTAATTGACTAAGAGTCCAGTTGGCTAATGTAGTACTAGTTGGTATATCACCTAACTTAATACTTTTTCCTGAAGAACTTTTATCTTTTGTAGCTCCAGCTGCTTCTGCCTCTGCTCTTAAAGCTCTAAGGTCTCTTATGTCTGAGGCACTTTCTTCTTTAAATTTTTGACGAGTTTCTCTTTTAGCTTGTACATCAGCATCAATACCACTAAAAAGCCCTTGAAGACCTGTAGCTAAATCTTGACTCGGCACTCCTTTATTGCTTAATAAACCTTTCTCTAGTTTTAATTTTGCAATATCTAATCTATCCGCCATATAATTAGTTTTTCTTTTTAAACAAATTACTTATAAATTCTGAAACAGATATTCCAGCTGCCTTAGCTTGTTTTTCTAACTCTGCCATATTTTCAGCAGAAAATATATCACTTGTTAATTTACCAGCTCCAGACTCATCAAAGTCTTTACCATCACCAATACCTGTAAAAGAAGATAGTCCACTTGCTATATTTTTACCTACATCTCCTAAAGAACTCAAAACTTTTCCAACCCCAGTTTTTGGAGCTGTTCCATCCTTAATCATTATCTTAGCTTGAGACAAAGCGTCTGTTTCAGTTAAAGTAGGATCATCTTTCATTAGCTGTTTAGCAACGCCTCCTTCTTTTGATTTGAAAGCAGGAGCTAAAGCACTAAAAGCACTTACTCCAGCGCTGACTAAATCTTGTGTTCCTGATGCTGATAAAGCATCTGCATTTGCCTGCATTGCATCTGCTTCAAGTGATTTTTCTATAGCTCTTTCATCTTTCATTCCCGAAACTAACTCACCTTTTCTGTTACCTTCTTTGGCAGTTTGTAAATCTAAATCCATTTGAATTTTAGCCATAGTATCTCTTGCCTCTGTTCTAGCTGCATCTTGCGTGGCTTTTATTTTACCTGCTGTAGCAGCTACTCCTCTCTGGTCTCCCTCAGCAGCAGCTTCTAGTATTGTTGAACCGTCTAATGTTTGTAATTCGTTAGCGGTGTCAAATATCTGCATAGGTACTTGAACAGCCTCTAATCTGTTTTGTTCTAAATCCGCAAGAGCTTGTCTTTCTAATTCCAAAGCTTCTTCCTCTAGTCTACCCGCTTCTCTACTTTGACTTTTTGCAGCATCAATAGCTGAAAAACCTTTGTAAGCCATTGACCCTACCGCTAAAATCGCTGATGTTACTGCTGCCATATTATAATATTTTAATCATTTCTTTGTTATATTGACCAGCCTCTAAGTAACCTTCTTCTTTATATACTTTTATAAGACTGTCCGACTTAATTAATGCGTAAGCATACTTACATTTACTTTTCTTTAACACCACCGTTAAAGAACTTATAAGCTTTTTAAGACCTTCTTTTCTTTTTACCTTATCTTTATAATTAAAGTTAGAGATAATCCAGTCACACCACCCTACTTTTGAGTTGGTTACATAAACAAAACCCGCACAAACAGGAATCTCTCCATCATAAACCATATACCCACCCATTCCATTTTCTGGTAAAAAATCTTTAGGTGGAGCTTTCCATCTCCAATCTCCCCACCAATTTACTAAAATTTTATCGTAATCAGTTGAGCTTAATTTTTTTATTATAAATCCCATTTGAGCAAAGATACAAAATCTATGGATAACTTTTAAAGACCTGACTATTGACAGAAAACAATTCTGTTGCTGTGGTATTAGAATTAGTTAAAGTAAACTCTAAATAATATCCTAACATACCAAAAGACTCTGCCACTGGGTCTTTTAAATACACTATACTATCACCGCCTATTGCATTAGCAACAGGATTGAGAACTGTAACAGTTCTTCTATCTTCTGAAATTGATGTTACAGGACCTAATTCTACTAAAGCTCCAGAATCAATTTTATATGCTGTTGCACCTATATTAAGTATGGAGTCAACAGAAAAATTAAATTCAATAGCTAAAGGTGGAGCAGCAACACTTCCCGTTACATTTGCACAAGTACCTATTCCTTGTGTTGATCTAAGATTTAAGTTTTCTTGATTTTGATTGTATCTTATAAAACTAAAATAAGAGCTTTCTTTTAAAGAAAAGTAAGAACTTGCTATACTACCTTGCTGTAAATCTGTTGTAAAAGTTGCATCCCAGCTAGAATCAGATTCTAATTCTATAGTTTTAAAAACTTTTGTTTGAAGTGGCTGATCGTTTAAAACACTTGTTATAGATGAATTATACTGAACACCATAATAGTTGTTTCTTATAGAGTTAGTGTTATGTCTATACATATCACCACCCTTAAAAGTGTAAAGATATTGATTCATACCCATAATAAAATCAGGGTAATAACTATAAAATGACGCCCATCCTTGTACGTCTTGACTATGTGTTAGTGTATAGTTTGGCATATTTTTATTTTAAGGTATTGAACAAGAACTACAATTACTATAAGGTCCGTTTCCACTATTACCTCCCTCGTCTATTTTAGAGTTTGGAGGAGTTGAAGATATACTTATTATTGTGGCGCAAGCAACAGCTCCCGATGGAGACTGTCTTACCCAGACAACATCTCCAACACTATATCCATATTGTAAAACAATTAAGTTGTTGTTTAAATAACCGTCTTGTTGATCTAAATAATAGTATACAGAACCACTGTTACAATCTTGAGCTTTCCAAGAGTTTGTACCTCCACAAGGAGAACAAGGATTTTGAGCCGCTAACACACTAGATGACATTTCTCTGTATGTATTACCAGTTGGGTCTTTATAAAAACCATCAGCTGCAATTGTTCCTGAAGTATCTGAATATATGCTACTTGTAGTTAGTAACGTAGTACCATAATCTACATAATATGTGCCACTTGAAGGCAAATTACAACATACGTCTACTGCTGAAATAGAGCTAAAGGCTAGTGTTCTAGATGTATAACAACTTGAACAAGATTGTAAAGATCCTAAAACGCTACTGCTTATTTGTCTAAACTGGCTACCACCTGGCTCACTATAAAATCCATCTGGAGCAACGTTTGTTAAGTTTACATCCGTATAAATATTTGTAGTATTTGCGAAAGTAGATCCAGTTGGATAATAATACTGTGATGGTGTTTGTGTTAAACAGCATAAGTCACTAGAACTACTAGCTGCATAATCTAACGAATCAAAAGTAAAACAATCAGAACATACACTAGAACTTAATAAAGCTCCAGAAACCTGTTGTCTGTATTGACCACCAGATTGATAATAACCATCAGCAGATTTTACTGTTAAGTTCACGTTATCATAAACCGCAGTTGCAGTTAAAAAACTCACAGAATCAATATATTTATTTACTAAACTCATATTATTTATTATTTATGGACAACATTCGTCATAACTAAAATTAAATGTAAAACTTTGACCTGAACCTCCTGAATAAACTAAATCAGTTACCACGCAAGGACTAGATAAATTATTACCCGTTGTAAGGTAATTTCTCATACCAATAGAACCGTAATTACCATTATTATTATTTTGAGTATTTCTAAGTTCTAAGGTATTTGCTCCCCCTACTACAAAGTTAGGATCAAATCTGTATGTTACCATATTGTTTAAAGGACATACAAAATCTGAACTTGTAATTGTTGCAGAAGTATTTGTAGTCGCAATAAATACAGAACCAACTTGAGAGTTAGCATTTAAGTCTAACGCTCCTATGTAATTATTGTTCAGGTAAACATCGAAGTTATCATCTTTAGCTGAATTACTATTACATACCTGGAACACTAAAGTTCTATCTGGACAAACAGGAGCATCAGTACCACAATCACAACAAGACCCTTCAGAGCTTGTAGCATTGTAACACAATTCAATTGGTGTAGCTACTCTATAATCCCAAACTAAATATAAATAGTCATCATTTGATGCATTAGTGTACGTAAAGCTTGATTGATAAGTGTTACCACCTACATTAGTAATTGGTGTTGCAGTATTTAATAAAGGTATTAATGTGTTTACATCAGCTTCATTATAATTTGTATTAGAAACTAAATACTTTAACTTATCAGATAATGGATCAAACGGAAATGTATCTCCACTTAACTGTCTGTTTTGCATAGTAACTGTTGCTCCATCAGGTGGTATTGTACCAAATGAAGAAGGACCAGTTTGAGACTCAAATAAAGAAACTCCATCCTCTTCTAAAATAACATTGTCACTTTGATAAGGGCTTATTGTAGTCCCATCAGACCACCTGTATCTTACACTTGAAGACAGGGCTGCATCTCCTGAAGAATTTATTACTATTCTTTTTACTGTTAAATTTTCTGTTTGAGGACACCCTATTTGTAAAGAATAAGTTGCAGCTGTTGGTGTCACAGTAACCTGTGCAGTTGTTGGAAAAGATTGACCTTTATTCCAGGTAACAGTTCCAGAACCGCTAATTGTTTGGTTAACAACACTAACCCCATTATAATTAACAAGAAGTGTTGCGCTTCCAGAATCAAAATTATAAACACAAGCTACATCACCTATTGTTGAAGTACAGTCTAAATTAAAAGACACAACCTCACTTGAATTGTTTTGTCTAAGTTCATACCCACAATCTCTTTCAGTAGGGATAACAGGTACTTGCTCATTGTTATTTGTTAAGACAAACTCATTCATATAAGGATCATATCCACCTAGTTTTTGTGTATTAAAGTTTTCTGTAAACAAATCTCTAAACCAACTACGCATACCTAAAGAAGATATTATTTGAAGCTTATCTGACTTTGCGCCTACACCACCTCTAATATTTATTACAGAGCTTCTTTTTGAATCTGTAAAATAAACATCGTAACCATAAGATGTAAAACTCTCAGGATTATTACTTATACCATACTCTTCTATTCTTGCTAACTGAGTTCCTAAAACCTCTGGAACAGATGTTATAGCTCCACCAGCAGCAGCATCAGAAAGTAAATTTTTTCCTACAAGTACATAAGATATTTTATCTTCCTGTAAAGTAAGTATGTCTGTTTGTCTTGAATGTAATTTTCTAATAGGACCGTAAGAACTTTCTAGTGTTTTAAAATTAGACAACCCTAAATTAAACTCATTGAGCTTATTTATATTAGACTCTTGATTATAGTTTCCACTATAAGTTATGTCACTAAATCGTAAAGATTCTTTATATTGTTCTTCAGATACTGAAGTAACTTTTTCTCCAATAGTAAAACTAGGAGTTGCTAGCGCATCTAAAACCCTATTTGATTCTACACCATTTCCAAAAGTAAAGCAATTGCTAAAAGTTAAATTTACTACAGCAGGTAAGCTCACTGTTTGGTCTTGATCTGTATCATTAGATCCTGATTGATGATAACCTCCAGATATATTAAACACCTGTTCATTTTCATAATAAAGCTCTGTATTTGCATCCTTTGCTTCAGTTTCAAAAACCATAAGAGTAGTTGCTCTTTGAACTACAATCTCTATGTTTCCATAAGAATTTCTTTTGTCTGGTGGATTACATTGAGGTGTTCCGTTCTGTCCAACTAGATACATTTTACCATTAGAAGCGTCTGTTTGAAAAGAGTAATAAGACTGACCACCACTTGCTAAAGAAGTAAAGTAAGGATATAAAGTACTAGGTTGATTTATATTATTTATAGTGCTATCAGATCCAGCTGACTGACCATTTGTCAAATCAATATTATCACCTTCAACAAAAGCATACATACTATCATAATCTTGACTAGCAGTAAACGTTTTGTCATATAAATACTGTCTACTACCACACCTACTACCTCTCTTGTATCTTTGCTCTCTTAATTTTATTTGAACAATACTACCCGCTGGTATAGAGTATGGAATATATAAATCTGTAGGTCCTGTAGTATCTGGATTTTCAATAGAAACATCATAACTAACAGCACAATAAGAACCTTTACATCCTTTTTCTCCGTAGTTTATAAAAGCATTTTCTGGAGAAGCAGCTGAAAAGTTACTTGGTCTAAGTTGCATATAGACTCCTGTTGGCTGACCACAAGTGTCATCAACTAAAGTTCCATCACTATTTCTATCACACAACCAATTTTCTACTTGACTACCATAATCAAGAACCTTTGTATTAACACATCTTAAAACAGGTCCATTAGTATCAGACTTAACTTTTAAGTTTTCGTTTAAAACAACTTTAGTTTTATTATCTCCTTCCAGCTTAAACCATACATTACCCGTTTCTTCTTCTTGAAAAAATATGTTTGAGTATACTGTTCTATATTCATCTTTAGATGGTTTTAAAACAAATTTATATTTGGTAGCCCAATAAGGTGGGTAACTATTTAAAGTAACTTTTATTGTGTTTTTTGTAATAGAATTATCACAAGGAACATATACAGTATTGTTTGTATCAACTAAAGCTGTACTTGCTCTTCCATAATCGTCTTCATATACAATACCTACTTCGTAATCTCTGTCACTATGTAAACTACTTTTAGATGAACTTAAACTATATAAAAATTCTGATTGAAGAACAGTAAAATATTCATATGCAAATATTCCTAAAGGAACAGCAGGAGATACGCTCACATCATATTTTTCATACTTAATAGCTTGAGCTGTCAAAGAAAACGTGTTACTCCCTGGCGTAGAACCTATAGACATTCCTTGGTTTGTTCCTGATAAACCAAAACCTATTTTGTACCAGCTTGTTTTTGGCACTACAGCACAGTTAATTAAGTCTGTAATAGATGTTCCACTTGTACATCCTGTTGTACAAAATGGAGGAAAACAAGTTGAGTCTGAGGGCGCAATAAATTCAGATATTGCAGCAATAAAACCTGGTGAAGTCACTAGGTCGTGTGCATTTGCATAGTCTTCTTGTAAATTATATAAAAATGTATTTTCAAATTGATTCAAAGGCTCTGTTCCATCAACATATTCTGACGCACCTGAAAATTGAGAATGACCTAAATTAAAGTCAATTCCTATTTGAGCGCCTGCTTTTAAATCATATCCAGAAATATCATAACTAGCAGTACCATTTATAACATTTACTGAACCATTTATAGAATAGTTAAAGTCACTATTTACAGATGATGTTTGATCAGATGATAAATTTTCTGTAACTAAATCTAATTCATAATCTAAGTAAACATCTTGACCATCAGAATTAGTTATATTATATCCATCAACATAGTTTCCATACATTAGCCTGTTGCCCATTAGTGTTTGTGCTTGAGCTATTCTTGGAACATTGTCAAACAATCTAATCATTTGAGCTTCAGGAAGTACTGTGTATATTTTTTGATTTGTAAACTGAAAGGTTTGCTCTACATTGTCTAACCACCCTTGATCAAGCTTGTTAAATCTCTCTATTACATTTACCGTTGTAAAGTTTGTTGATTTAAATAATAAATCTATTCCTTTAACATTTTTTGTTCCTGTATTAAATTTTACAATAACACTATTATATACGTTTTCCATACCTATATTGTCATAGGTAGAATAATCTAATTGAAACGGACCAGGTGAAAATGATATAGGTGAAAAAGGCGACATAGCCGAATACTCATTATCTTCATATTGGTATCGGTATGCAAAAGAAATCATAATTTCTTTCATATAATTTTCCCCACCACCCTGTTGAGTTGGTGTTAATGTAGGCGCAAATAATGGAGGCGCAACAATAACTCCTATATCTTGTTCTGTAATTTGATCAACGTCATTTATAGGATATTGATATGTTCTGTTAACATTTATCTTTCTAGTAGGATTTAAATTGTCTGTAAAAAACAATAAACCATCTATAAGATTAACACCTGTTATTAAATTTTTATTGTTAAAATTTAATATACTAGTCGATATTACGTGGTAAAATAAAGAATCATTTTTTGTATCGTATGAAACAATCATATCTACAACTCCAGTATTAGAAGTTCCATTAGATGGATCATTAACAAACCAATACATAGTCTCGTTACCTCCATCTTCATAAGCGCCAATACATTTAGCATCAGAGCCTAAAGCCTGACCTTCGTAAGTTAAAGTTGTTAACCTTGTGTTTCCTAGAGAGTTTTCTACAGCACCTATTTCTGTGTTTTCTGTAGATCCCAGTCTACAATTTTGAGCATCAATATATTCACCTTGAGGAACTAATCGTTCATCAACGCTCTTATTCATTCTCCCTTTTATAAAATTTCTTGTAAACTGTGGCATATTATTTCAACCATTTATCTTGACCCCTTAGATTCATTAACAATCTTCCTGGATGTATGTTACTTAATCGTATTTTTGCATTTCTTAATAAAGCTGTTTTTTCTTTTTTAGCCCTATTTATAATGTATTCTTGCACCCCGTATTTACTTGTTAATATAGCATATTTTATGTACGCATAAATAAAATCTTCAAATAGTTTATTTAAATTTATTTCAGAGTCTACGCCATTTTCCATACCATCTGAAACATACTCTAAAATAACTAGCTTATCTGCTGCTCCAGAACTAAAATTTATAACTCCTGAAGCTTTGTTAATTTTAAATGTAGGGTTTGAGTTAGCTGTTTCTGTATTAAGACCATAACGTTGTCCAACACTATAATCAAAATACCAAGACCCATCTATATTATAACCCATATTACCATCTTGACTGCTATTAGAATTTAAATAAAGACTTTTCTTTTGACCAGACATTCTATCTACATCTATAGTAGAATTTTCTGGCTTTAATATATTTCCATATTCATCAAATAATATTTTACAATCGTTTGCTTGTAAATAAGCATTACTCCAATTGGTTTGGATATTTTCTGTTAATGGCATAAGAACACCATTTTGATATATTGATATTCTAACCCAATTTACATAATCAGGAGGAAGTACATATCTTAATTGATCACAAACACTTAGTTCTAAAACCTTTATTTCTTTCATAGCATCGCAATTCAATTCTTGAATACCTCGCTTTGCGTGAAATAAAATATTATATTTCTCTACATTGTTTATTAGTTTGTCATTACCAACATACATTAGCATAAAGTTATTTACTATATCATCTAGTGATACAAATTGGTATGACCCCCAGTTTGAATTCGTGGGATTAACCCCTCCGTTTTCATAATATTGATAGTCTGTTATATATGCCATTTCTTATGATTGTTGTTGATTATCTTCTTGTTCTTGAATATTTCCAAATGTAGCTATATCATTCTCTCTTATTGATACACCTGCATATTGCAATATCTTATTTACTAAATTAGGTTCATCAGAATCAGGAAGTTCAAAATCTTGATAATCTGCCGCACCTTCATCAAAAACAGGCTCTCCAGCTGTTAATGTACTATATGTCCAGTTAGGATCTAATGGGTATCTTATATATTGTGATAAAATTTTACCAGCACCAGTTATGCTTTCAGGATATACAGTTATAGTATTTCCAATAGCGGTGCTAGTACCACCTCCTAAAACATAGGCAGGATACGAAGCACTTGGTGATGTTAAACTAGAAGAATTTAAATAAAATATTTTATTTTGAGAAACTCTTTCTATTTCTCTTATACCTGCTGTTGTTACAATAGTGTATGAATTACCTACTGTACTTGCAGTACCAAATGGATTTCCAGATAATGTTAATTGAGTCTCTGAATCCACACTAATCACATATGCACCAAATCCAGCGTATATACTGTTTACTGAAGTGTTTGATACAAATTGTCCAGGTTTTACAGTTCCTGTTGTAACGAAAGTAGCATTAGCATCAGTAAGCGTATTTAATCCAGCCGCTGTACTGGTAGATGAAAGTATAACGTTAGGGTAGTAGTTTACTTTATTTATCAAGTAGTAGTTTTCGGGAAGATTATATAAGTTGATACCATTATTAATTAAACCTCTTGTTTCAGAAAAACTATCGATAACCTCTACTAATCCTTTTAGTATATCTGCATATTCACTGCCAGAAACTCTGGCATTTTGCTTTATAATCCAACTATTATATTGATAAAAATAATCTTCAAAAATATCTAATTGAGCTTGCTTTGCATATAAATTAAAATCACTAGGAGTTATATATCCGTAATTGTTTTTATTCGCAATCGACAATACTGTTGCTCTTACTGTGTTAATCATTTCAAATTGTTATTTAAACAAAGATACGAAAAAAAAAAGAGGCTTCATTTTAGTGAAACCTCTATAACATTTAAACAATTAATTGCATTATTATGCAATACTTATTCGTCTAGTTTTTTTAATCTATTACTTAATAAAGTAAATACTGCCTGTCCTTCATCACTTTGAAAGAACGATGCCAATATAAATAAAGGATCTTCTCCGTAGGGAACAGTTAGTAGTTTTTTCTTGTTTTGTTTTAAATTATAATAAACATCTTTTTCATTTTTCATTATAATTAAATTGTTTGACAAAAATTGAGAACATTTATTCTGTAAAATTAATAAAGGATCGTTAAGAGATTCTAAAAAATCTTGAGGGTATCTTTTTGCAAATAACCTTATATCTCTTTTTAATTCTGCCGAACTAAGTTTGTCCACATTTAATCCAATTACAACCCTACCAATGGTTTCCATAAGCTCTACGCTTAATCCTTTAGCAGATACTTGAGCTTCAAGCTCCATATCTAAAGTGTCAACATCAGCAGTAGCATCAACCTCCTTATCTACTTCCATAAATAAATGTCCGTTAGATGGGTGTAATGATAAAAACTGTTGTAATACTGGATTTGTTTTAGGAACAAATAAAAACCCATCTTCAAATACGATAGGCTCTAGGATGGCGTTACCATCTTGCTCGTCCTCGAAAGGACTTTTTTGATTTCTTGCATAACGAAGCGCTCTGTTTACTCCCTTGTCTTCGTCAAAATACATTAAAGGTGATCGTCTGCTATTTCTAGCTGGTATCATTAAACTTAAAGGAGCAACATCTCCTTTTAATTTGTAAGTTTTATTAACTAAAACTATTTTTTTTGTGTTTTTCATTTGATTTAAATTAAAGTTTATAAAAGTAATAATTACCCCCGTCTTTATAACGAGGGTAAAAATTACAAATTGTTATCTTATCCTTTGAATAAGAAGAAGTTATTAGCACCTAAAGTACATAAAGCTCTTTCTGATAAGAAGTTTACTTCCATTGCATCTAAGCTAGAAGTAGCCGCTCCACCAGCAGAACCTGTAATCCAAGTTTTATAACGTCTGTCTTCAGTTTCTGAAGCTCTGTATCTAACGTGTAAGAATGGTCTCTTAGCGTTTTTACCAAGTACTTGGTCATAAACTGTAGTTGAACCAGCTGGTACTAAAATACCATTGATTTTTCCACCTACTAAACCACCTCTCATTGTTGGGTCATTTAAGTATTTCCAGTCAGACTTGTAAAAGTCATATCCTCTACGGAATCCTGTAAATCCTAAGTTCAATGCCATATCTTTGTCATTGTCAAAAAGACCATAAGAAGTACCATTTGCACCATAAGAGTTTTGAGAAGCTAACATATCATCAATATCAAATCCAAACTCTCTGTTTAAGAAAATAACATTTTCTTCAATAGATCCTTGTTTGTCTAATCTTTGGATAATAGAATCGAATTCAGCTAATGTACTTGGGTTTCCACCAGACCATACATTACCTCTGTTGTTTACTACATAGAATAAACCTTCAGATCCTTTGTTACCAACTCCTGAAGCTACACCTGCTGCAATTGCTGCAACACCACCACCTGCTGCTGCTGGAACTGCTTCCACCATAGCTGTTTCTAAGTAGTCTTCAAATCTTAATCTTGTTTCGTGTTCAGACTTTAAGTACCATAAGAAACCAGTTGCTCCGTTTTCTGTAGTTACCTCAATCCATCCAATTTGAGCCATATCAGATCCTGATACCGCATACTTATCTTTTATGATAATTGGTGAATTGCTGTAAATATCATCATCAGCTTCTAATTGACCTTGCATTCCGTTTGTTCCTTTTTGGAATTCAGAACCATATACAAATAAAGAAGTAACAACTGCTGCCGCTACTGCTTGACCTCCCGCTTCATAATAAGCTACAGTAATAGTTGCGTTAGCTGTATCTACTGCAGTAATTAATGCTTTGTTAGTTAAAACTGAAGCTGCTGTGTTATCAGAGATCATAATTGTTTGACCTACTCTTAAAGCGATTGATCCGCTTCCTGGCACTAATACGTCACCTATAGTTAATACTGCTGTGTTAGACCCTGCAGCTGCTGCTGAAACTACGTCTACATATTTAGTGTGTAATCTTCCTTGCTCTGCCCATTTGATAAGGTCAGAGTTAGAAGGCATTTCAGCACCTACCATTCTTAAGAATGATGCTACTGTTCTGTTTCCATATCTTTCAAATTCTTTTTCATAAGTATCTGGTAAATATTGATTTAAGAAATCAAAATTAGTGATATAGTTTGTTTGTAATACTACCTGCTCTGCACTAGGCTGTAGTGCGAAAGTAGGATTTGCTGCTATTGATCCTGCCATTTTAAAATTTTTTAATTGTTAATTATTTTTGTTTTTACTCCTTATTCGCAAACCTCTTCCTGAGTCTGTATTAACCGCTCTTGCTTGAAACCCTTGCTGTGGAGACGATTGAGGTGTTTGCCTCAAGCTCATATTGATGTTTTTACTTTTTTTCGAAACATCACCTATGGCATCTGCCTTGCCTTGCTCATAAAAATACTGAGCTAGTTTGTCTGGGTTCATTGCTGCGTTTAATGCTTTGTGCCAACCTTGTGCATCATTAACTAAACCATCTTCACCTATGTACTGATTTATAAAACTCTGTACATTGACTTGTTTTGACTTAATCTCATTTGCATCACCAGATGAATAAATTACATTTTTATCTCCAACCTTGAACTCAAAACCTTTGAACTCGGAGTTAAAAACCTCATCTGTTTTTTTCTGAAAGTACTCAGACTTTCTTTTGTTGGACTCTACTTCAGTTTGAGCCTTTTGAACATATTCCTTGTAAGCATTGATTTCTTTAAGTTGTTCTTCCGAATACGAACCCCCACTTGACTCAAGAGGAGTTTTATATGTTTCCGATAGCTTACTTAAATATTTCTTAGCTATTGCAAGTTCTCTTTTTTTAGATATATTTTTTTTCTTTATATCTCTATCATCATCCACTTCTTCATCATATCCAAACTTATCTTCCATAAGATATTGAATATCTTCAGAATCTAAATCTGATTCAGTTAATGAGTAATACTCTTTTAATATTTGATCATCTTCTAAATTATCATAGCTTTTATTGGCTTTAATAAAATCTTCAAATCCTCTACCTGTTTCTTTTTTAAAATCTAGATACTTAGAAACCTCATCAGGTAATGGACTGTTTTTTTCTTGTTCAGAAAACAATTCATCTACTGAAGAAATATCTTTATTATATCTTTCTTTAATATAAGAAAGTACATCCTCGTCTTTTATTTCTGGCAAATCAGCAATATCCTGTTCTGCCTTATTTTCTTCTATTGTTGTTTCTTTTACAGTATTACTTATTTCTGAAACATTTTCATTGACATCAGATACTTTTAAACTTTCTTCGTGTTTATCTAAAAGATTCTGTTCAACTTCTTGTGTTGATTTCTCTTCTATAGGAGAAACCTCTTTTACTTGTTTGAATTCCATTTGATTTTATTTTTGTAAAGTTAACATTTATTTAAATATATTTTTTAATATTTATCTTGGTTCAAACTCCGCTAAATCAAAACCATCTAAGCTATCTTCCTTAGATTCGAAATTAACTGGAGCTAAATTATTTTTACGTTGTTGTATTAATTTTGATTGTTCAGTATTTGCTTGACTTATTCTCTCAGCTTTTGCAGTTTCTCTTTGATCCTCTCTTTTAGACATTGCTTCGACCTCAACTCCTTTAAGTTTCATCTGTAAGTCAAACTCTAATTTCATTAACTCTGACTTAATAGAAGCTTCTCCTTGCATTTTTTGTACTTGGAACTGCATATCACTTTGCTGTAACTGAACTTTTGCTTGAGTCTCTGCTTGCAGTTTTTGCATAGCTGCTTGTGCTGCCATTTGCTGAGATTGTTGATTTATTTGAGCTTGTTGTTGAGCTGCAGCTGCTTTTGCTTTTTCTTCAGCTTCTTGTTTTCTTTTTCTTTTTAATTTAAGAACTTGATTTGCAACCTTTAAATTTTTAATTTCCCTAATATCAATTGCATCTTCTAAATTTATAGAGTCTCTTTGTAATGCCATTTGAATATTTTTTTCCAACATAGCCTTTTCTTCTTCATCAGGAGTTACCTCTATAAAAATACCAAAATCACTTAAATATAAATTTGTTATTTCATTTAATACAGATACATTGTATTTACCAATTTGATTTATGAATTCTTCTCTAAAGTCAGCATATTCTAAAACATCAGCTATTCTTGATGATAATGCAGTTGCTAAATTTTGAGTAATACTTAAACCTGCTTGCAAAATATGTCTTGTAGCTGTATTACTATTTAATGCAGCCATTTTCTGTAATCCTACTAATGAGTTTTCATCTGGTAAGGATCCGTCTCTAGCTTCATTTAATCCTGAAACATCTCTCATCATATTTAAATAATGGTTATATGTACCT